AGGATCCTTTAAAGTTGTGCTGGGATGCTGATACAGATATGTCCTCTGGTCGGACGTTAAGAACATATGATTGAAAAAAGTAACGTTGTCCAGCGTTGAATTGAGATTGCTACCCATTTCTATCTGACCGGTGTCAAATGTTCCACTTGCATCGGTATCATCATCATACGTTACATCCGAATTGTTTACATATATTTTGCAATTCCCTCCTAAATTGCCATAAGTCTGCATCAGGATGTAATACCAAGCATCTTCTCCTATCTGCCCATTGGTGGTCCTTGCTTGATAATCGGTGCCTGATACATATTTATGGAACTCAACATCACCGTTGGGTTGATCAATCTCCAATGACCAACCATTCGTGGTGTTGCCGCTTACTGCAATTTTCGCAGCCCCGTCATCTGACTCGTTTGAAGGGTGGTAATACCAGAACCCTATTGCAATGGTATCATTATCAATATCGAAATCACCAACAGTAAGAATATCGCTCGACTCAAATTCAATTCCATAAGATCCTTGTTTATAATTCGATGCATCATAAGAACCTGAGTAACTTCCGTTCCATCCATTGCCTGATGAATCAGCTACATTGTTCTCAAACAAGTACCATACTTCAGCCAGCACAATCGAGTCTCCTTCTTCCTCTGACGATGTATATGGCATGGTAAAAATCCTTCTTTGGCCATACAATTGCACAGATAACAGAAAAAGCAATATGCAGATTATTCGATACATCAGTAATATGTTCCTTTTATTGTAAATGAAACTCCATTTGGCGGCTTTGTTGTCAACGCCCCGAAGTCAAACCATATAAACACACCCGGCGGTATATTAGCATTGTCCGGGATATCCCATTCCCCTGTACTGGTAGCATCTGCACCACTTACTGTTTGAGCCGAAGAAAAAGCATCTGTATCCGCCCCACTTATATCCGATGCCCAATAATAATTCCATGTAAAATTAGGGGAACCTGTAGGACAGATAGCAACAGCCGAATCCACGTGCATAGAATCAGGGCCAGGGAAATACCATGGGAAATATTTCCGACCTGTTTCCATCTGTGCAGAGTCCATCAAAGACCATGTCCACAAGTCTTCAGGTAAGGCAACATCTCCACTACCACTTAGAACATTCAACCAAGCACCATCAAGACAATACCACAAACTGTCATCATCACTGTCCCGATACAACAAACCAGTGGTACATGTAGCAGTGTCGGTGGCTATAAACTGCCAGGTCGCCGTGGCTGAGTCCCCCACGGTGTATTGTAAGGTGTCAATGTCCTCACGATCCAGTTGATTTCGCAAAGCATTCCAATTGACCAACTGACGAAAATCTTTCCTGCTTCCGAGATTGGCTACTGTGTCGGGTGTTTCTTCCATGCCTGGTTGGGCCAACACAGGAAAAGCCAAACCGCCAAGAATTAAAGAAGCCAATAAAATAAATAATAACCGTTTCATCTGGGACCTGGTTTAATATTATATATCACAATCAAACTGTCATTGCTATACCCATATAACTGAATAGCTATAGTGTCAGTCAAATCCCGTGGATTGAGATATAAAACAGAATCCGGATTGGTGGCTTCGTTCATTCGTTGAATCCAACTATTGTCCAACATCACAGATAAATCCTGACACAAAAGGTACACACTGGAATAATTAAAATCATCCGGATCGACCGAAATACTTACACTGGGCGGACGTCCGTCATAATCCAACATTCCTATAGGAAGTAGTCTGACAACTCCCCCCCGCACTATAGGAGTTGCCACTGCATCTTTATAAATGCGAACAGTATCTCCATTAGAATAACATAACTCTACACGGTTGCCATAAGCATTTATGGATTGTCCCTGAGAAGCAACTCCGATTCCCAAGATGAATACCAGTAAAAACAATAAATTTTTCATAATCTTATATTTTAAGCATAAACAATCCCAAACTTTTTTGAAGTCTTATTTCCATTTCCATTGAATACAGCATATTCCCTATCCAGCTTTTCTGCCGTTAAAATCAACAATTCCTTCTCCTTATCTGATAATCCTCACCTCTTTTTTTTGCGCCAGCTTGTTAAACGCCCCTGACCCGGCATCCACTTGATCTTTGTACACTCCAAAGGGAAACATTCCCAACTCTTCCTTGCAGGCAGCGTTCCAATCTCCCTTCAACATCATCACATTTCCCTCATTCACCTGCACGGAGAAGGGATCTGCCCTTCGTACCTTTTCCCCGGTAGGCCGGTCTGCATACACAGAAAAGCCTGCCAGGTTGCGTATGGTGGCCTGTGCACTTTCCTTGCCACCACTTCCGGGTTCCTGCTCTATAAAAATATGAACATTAACCCCGTCTGCCTCCGCAGTGCTCCGAATGATCCTTTCCCTGACGTCGGTTCCCCACCGGCCACGCTTTACATCCTGTATCAAAAACCGCTTTCCCCTGAGCAATGACATCTTAAATCCCACTGTATACGGTGATTTTTTCTTTTCGGTACCGGCCTTGTCCCAATACCGCAGTGTACGAACTATTTTGAGATTTTCAATTGTCTCCACCATCGGCATCATGTCCGGTTTGAACATCCCCCCTCCCGGAGGAACCGGGTTCTGTCCAATCTGCCCGGCAAAACCATACTGCCCCAAATCCTCCAGTAAATCATGCAAGGCTCCCGGCCCCAACCGCACCGGGTCCAATAATCCCTTTTTATAGTTTTTAACCAACTCGGGAGGGGTTAAAAACTTTTGATATCCCTCCAACTGTCCCGGCAGGCAGATGTGACGCAACTTGGTTTTCTTTCTTTCCAATGCACGCCCGGTGGGGTCTCCCTGGTGAAGTCGCTGCATGATTAGTACCGTAGTAGCCACCTCCTTATCCACTTTCCTGGTAGGTAAAGTTTGTTCCATCCATCGATTGCAGTTCTCCAGCTCCTTTTCCGAAGCGGCTTGTTCGGGATTCAGCGGGTCATCCACGATAATAATATGCGCATGAAACCCTGTCAGGGTCCCTCCCACCGAGGTACTAAACCTGTTCCCCCCGGCACGGTATCGTCCGTTTACAAACTTTCCGACACGAAAATTACTCTTTGTGTCCTTGTCCTCTTTTATAATAAGAGACGGAAAAAGCCTGCGAAAATGATCACTGCGCAACAGGTCACGGCTTTTCTCCGCACTTTCAAGTGAAAGTTTCTCCGAATAAGAGGCACAAATAAACCGCATCCACCACCAGCCCATGCTCCAACACCATGCAGGAAACATGATACTGCATATTAACGTCTTGGTAGTACCCGGCGGTACGTTTATAATCAGGTCGTGTTTCCGTGGCAGGTTCCTGGCCACACGAAATGCAACCTCCTCCAGCTGCTCACATATATATTTAATGTGCCAGTTATCCTTAAAGTCTGTATCGGCCACCTCATCCCAAAAATCCTGCAAAAACTCGTACAGGGACAATCTTTTAGAATTGCCTACCAAAACCTTCTCAGGATTCTCCATTGCAATTTGCAGTGCTTTTTCCAACACCTGCCCCGGCGTTAATATTTCATTCTCCTCGGGAAACATTGTTTTGCTGCGCTGAAATTCGTGCTACATTTCTTACCATCTCCATCTGTTCCGGTGTTAGTACCTTCTCCATCCGTACCAACATATTATTATTCACCTGTGTCAAATTTACATTAGTATTACTGTTCGGATCCCGCCACCGCTCCGGACTCCTGCTCTTGGTCCAATATATACACGCCTTCACATCCGGTAGCGCACGTTTTTTGGTGGTGGTGGTAAAACTGTACGGCCTCCCAATAGCATCTACCCCCTCTATATGCTTTACCTCAGTATACTCAAATCCCAACGCCCGCTGCTGAAGTGCTAACTCTATACCATAATCAAATATGTGCTTGCCCTGATCATACGCTTCACGTACCTCAGGCTTATCCTGTAACCATTTACGGAGTAACCCCTCCTTCACACCAATACCAACAGCTATCTGTACTATGGTAAGCCCTAACCGGGCCAGCTCACGCACACGCCCCGGCATATCCCCGGTGTACTTGCTGGGTGCACCTGCCTTGAAATCTACCACGGTGATCTCCCTGGTACGCATGGTCTGCTCCTTCTGCTTCCCTTCAGGCCTCTTGCTGCGTTGCATATCTTATATATTTATCAGGTACTAACACTTGAAAACAATTCCAAAAATTTTTCGGGGGAACTAACGGCTGGAAAAGACTGGAAAAATGGGGGAGTGGGTTGAGGGGTCGTTCCCATTCCTCCCCTCCTCCCACACGCCGGCGGACCCCAGCCCCTCCCAAATAACTGTTTATGAGTAGGTCATATATCATAACAAACAACACGCCAAAACTCCATTTTTGCGCACCGGCCAAAGGACTGGGAACCAATGAATTATAGATATTAATAACAGGAAAAAATGAAAGAGAAAGGACCGGTCGGGGGG